CATACGCATGTTGATGAAATTATGCCCACTTACCGTCAGATTACTATCATGCAATAAAGAATGAATCCTGTCCATTATCAGTTTCGTTTCTTTAGCGCCGTGGTATCTGCTCCAGACGTGTAGATTCACTACGGTTTCAGATCCAACAACGTCTTTTGTGCTGTAATCCAGCGTGTTGTCAGCCCCAATTTCTACATACGGAAAAGATTCGTTCTCCGGCACATCGTCATAAATAGATGCGCCAAGCGTGTTGGTTAGCTGGCTGTCACCAGATAACGCGCTGTATATCGCTTGCTGAAGCGCAAATTGACCCGTGCTCACGAGATGATTCCTTCCTTAATAAATATTTGCCGTATTTTGTCGGCGTTCTTGTCTAGCGCTGGCTGTAGATATGGCCTTGCTGGCATTTGTTGAGTGCCAAACTCAAGGTGTGCCGCGTATGGGGCAGAAGACCGAACAATCCCAACGATTGAGGTAACCTGCTTCTCAACGTCTGCGCTGATTTGGCTAACAAGGAATCCGGTGTCGCTGGCGGGCGGCTGACCTGCGGCTGATTGTCTGTGCGTCCGGCTAGGGTTGTACTTCCTAACTAGCTCGCCGCTTTTAGCGCCGGTCATGATGCTCTTCACTGCATCGTTCTTAACCACGTTGGCCGCTTTGTAACAAGCCCGCTTGGCGTTCTGTTCAGGAATAATCCCTAGCTGTTTCTTGAGCTTACTAAAAAACTGATTCCGGTTGAGGATCATATAGCCACCCCCTCTTCTGCAAGGATGACTAGGAACTTGTCCCGCTCGTCTTCGTTGATGATTGAGCGAATATTGAACACCTTAGAGTCCCAGCTAATCCGATACTCCGTGGTAATGCCTGCCGTGTAACGCATTGTAAAGCGCCACAAGCCCTGCTCTTGAATTCCGCCCTGCTTATACGCTTCAGATGCGTTCGCTTTTACAACGTGCGCGTAGGCGGTCGTAGCGGTACTCCAAGCGCGAGTCACTCCGCCACCCCCATCCGAGCTGGTTGTGTAAGACTCAAACGTGATTAATTCACGCATTGCACCCGTAGAAGCCGCCATATCAACCCAATGCCATCAGTGGACTGCCCCCAAGACCGTGCATGATCTTGTAGGGCGCATAAAGATTTACAACCATCGGAGGGGCTGACCGAGTTTGCAGGTAGTCCTTCATATCACCGCGCTGATCGTACAGGTAGGCAATATGCTGGAGCATCCCCATCCGGAGCGGCGCAGGCACATCCGATGCGTTATCGCCATATCCTGCGATGTACGTCACCTCTACCGCATTCGCTACTCGTAGCGCTGTGGGCCATGTTTCGCCCGTGCGCAGAACGACCCGCGCTGGCTCACGAGCAGAATCCACATAGTAGTTATCAGAGCTGAACGTCGTTGCGTTGTCGGCATCGTCGTAAGTCTTCACACTGCTAACACTCTGCACGTTGCCCTTCGGCAGGGTAAGGTGATCCTTGTAGAAATTGATATAAGGCCCAGTCTGGGTGCCTTCCCATAAGGGATCATTGATTTCATTAGTCGCATCTACTGTCATAATCAGCGTTTGCGTAATCAGAGCGCGGCCCGTGTACTCTTCGCAAAAGATTCTAGCCGTCGCAATCATCGCCTCAATCAGGGTGTCTTCTGCGCTTCCACTCACGCGCAGATATGCCTTCGTCTCGGCTACTGTTAGCGGCTCGCTCGCGGGGCCTGTATTAACAACCAATCCAGCCATAATCGCCTCAATTCTTCTCGTAAACCATGACAAAACTGCCGGATACGTCCTGCGTACCCGAGCTTGCTATCGCGGTTAGTTTGATGTCCGACTTCTCTGGGATGACGGCCGGTAACGCCAAATCAAAGCGCAGTTCTCCAACCGTGAACGATCCCTTTTCTTTTGTCTGCCACACTGATCCAACCTCCCTAACCTCAACACGGGCGATAACGTACTTGTTGGAGCTTTCAGTGCCAGAGCTAATCGTTGCTTGATATAGGTAGCCAGTGTAGCCAGAAGGTACAGTCCACGCCGCGATTAATGATTGGTTCTCACCCAGCGGGATTGTCATCAACTTGGTCGCTGGGACACCAGATGTAACAGTGCCATATCCGATGTGAATGGCTCCTGCCGCGCTCTTAGCGCTTCCTGCCGTCAATACCTTGCCACGGTACACCCTGAGATAGGAATTCGCCGTAGTGACCGCTGTCTGGCCGTTCATGATGATTGTTTCGGATACTTCGTTGTAGTTGCCGTCAACACCGTAAATCTGGACGGTGCGGGCGCCTGTTCCTGCGGACGTATCGCTAGTGCTGGAGGACGACACCTTGAGTTGCTGTGCGGTTTCTAGGGCATCATAGTTTATGCCCACTGTGCCGATGATTACCTTGGTGGTGGATACTTCTTCGCGGTATCCGAACTTATAAACCGACTTTAGCCCGTATAGCTTGCCCGACCTGATTTGGTAACCGTAAAGGGAATCAAGGGGCATAACTCACCTCAGTTTATCAATTCAGATAAAATGGTGCTGGAAATCAGAATGAGATAGAGGCCCCAGATGAGATGCTCAAGGCGGTCAAACTTCTTGTCTCCAGAGACAAGGCGATCCTCAATATTCCTGTATCGCTCCGCACAAACGCGCTCATGTGCATCCAGTCCTGCCGCTACTGCTTCCACGGTTGGCTTGTCTCCCATTACTGATTACCACCCTACTATTTAGCTTTCGCTGTCGTCTTTGCGGCGGCCTTCCGAGGGCGGCCACGCTTCGGCTTGATTTCAGCCTCTACCGGTACAGTCGTCTCTTCAGGCTCAACCATCTTGATCTCAGTGGCCCAGCCGTTACTGACAAACGCCTGCATCAAATTCTCTTGCCAATCTTCTTTGGCCTCTACCATCTCGCCAGCTTCATACAAGCGAACATCAACTCCTTCCGCGTTGTTGGCTCCGGCTTTTGGTACATCAATACGATACTTTTTCATCATTTCCTCCAAAGATCAGGGGGCCGAAGCCCCCTTCTCATGCCTAGTGGCGAGGATGGCCTTTGATTACAGCGGCGGCGATAGGCGTGCCGTTGGTGTGAGTGCCAGTAAAATCTGCCACTACACGAACGTAACGCTTGCCTCCGGTGTAGCCAATAGAGGCCACCTGTGGCGATTCAGCGCCGTCATCAAGGGTCAAGAAGACGCCACTGCCATCAACGGTGCCAATAACAGAAGTGCTCGCGGTAACCGCAGAGAACGTGCTGTTGTCATCACTGTCTTCTAGCTTGAAGTCAATCTTAACGCTTGCACTGAGGGTATCCCCTTCAGCGCCGGTGGTCACAACGATAGTCGCTGATTCGTAGCCTTGAAGGTCAACGCCAGAACCATCGGTATCAGATGAGCCCACAACGGGTGCGATGCTGTTAGCCAGAGCGATATTGTTTTGTAAATCACGCATTACTATATCCTCCCTTAGCTAGCGACTTGTTGCTTGACGATTGCTTCAGCCAAGATAACTTGGCCACCAACGCGACGGCGTGCGATATAGCGTACGTTGCCAGTCGTTGCTTGAGTGAACGGATCGCGCAGTACAGAAAGCTGTACGCGGTCAACGATCATGTAAGCACGGGCAAAGTCACCAAACGCAACCGGATATGCGTTAGACGCAACATCAGGCATGTCAGGAACTTCAACGTAGCGATAACCCAAGATTGTATTGGGCACGCCGCTCTCTAGGCTCATACCAGCTTGGAAGACGTACTGACCAGCAGTATCCTTCAGCTTGCGGATGGCCGCGAGGGTGGTGCGGTTGAACGCGAAAGTACCATTACGGCCATACTCAGTCTTGATGCTATGCACCAAAGATAGCAAGCCATCAGCGGTCAAAGCAGAAGAACTGCCAGATGCGACCGATGCCACGCTAGAGTTGGTCATAAAGCCTTCCGGCTTACCTACCGAGTTGCCGTTAGTGAAAGCCGTACCTTCAGCCTTGGCGAACTGCTCTGCAAACTCTGCTTGCATCTCAGCTTCAAGATTGAAGACCGTATCTTCCAAATCCTGCTCAGAGATATCCACCATAGCGTAATGCTCGTGGGTGGGGATCTCTTCCATGCCTAGGGCATAGCCGGTAGTTTCCGCACGAGTGCCGGATTCAGCAACCCAAGATGCGGCAAACTGACCAGTACGCTTAGGCATCTGCACCGAACGCTGACCAGTCGTGCGAACACGAGCAATCGTACGAATCGGAGAGATTTCCGTAACAGACTTAATCAATTCACGGACATACTCAGGGGGTGCCAAATACCCGCCAGTGCTATCGTTGCTGACGGTTAGGGCCTTCTTCTCATCAGGGCCTAAGCCTTCCAGACCTTTGCGCAGGAACGAATCCCATGCTTTGATGCTGGCGTCAATTTGCTTGGCTTCTAATCCAGATGCAGGACGGCGAAGCATGGTTTCCATGCGGTCCATCTGCTCTTTCATAGACTCGTTTTGTTGCTTTTGAAGGGTGATTTGTTGATTCACAGTCTCCAGCGAGTCCATCTTTGCTTCAATAGCGTTGATTTTCTCATCCAGAAGTGGATCACTCACGCCCTTCTTGACGTTCTCCAATTTCTGATCATAGCTTTTTTTGAACTCTTCAAAAGCATGACCCATATCGGAGATGGCGGTTTTGATGTCGTCCATCGTCGTCTCCTTAGAAGGTTTTGAGTTTTTCAGTTAAAGATTTAACGGCAGTTGCCATTTCAGCATCTTCATCAGCGTCACACTGACTAAATGCTTCGTGAACGGCTCTCGCCGCCACTTTCGCTTCCGAACGAGAAAGATGGAAAACATCACGCAGTCCATTCTCCCATTCTCTGATTGAAACCTCGGCGCCCTTAACCGACCGAACCTTGGCCTTCGGGTTCATCGGGAAAGTAACCAACGAGATTTCCATCAATTCTACTTCCTTGATCATGCGGCGCTTAGTCTTAGCATCGTACGATTGCCCCTTGGGAGAGACACGGAAGCCGATAGATAGGCCGTCCAGAGCGCCCATCTTCATTAATTCGTAAGCCTCGGCCCCTGCTTGGGTCTTGAGCGCTAGGCGCCCCTTGACCTTCAGGCCGCGATTGTCTTCTTCAATCTCATCAAACACCCCGATAGGCATATCGGTCTTGTGCTGATAGAGAAGTTTCACGCCCTTGGCGCCGGTCTTTTTGAGGCTCTTTAGGAATGCGCCGTTTTGTACGACATCATTGCCTAAGTCGGTATTGTTGAAGATTGAACCGTATCCTTCAAAGACGCCGTACTCTTCATCG